CTCCTTGCCAACAAGTGGCAACTGGAGGCTCACGCTAACGCAAAACAACGAGATGTTCTTATTTATTTGTTCAGCGTGATATGCGGGTTCTGGTTTCTTTCTGGATACCAAAACTTCCAGATTCCTGTGCTTCCTCCTTGGAAGTGGGCAATTGAAGCAGGATTCTTTGCACTAGGATTTGCCGCCGCATATGCCGCTGGAAGATATTTTCTTGTTTGGGCTTCTCACTTTATTCCATGAACTTCATTAAGGGCATTATAAGCGAAAGCAATGGGACTCCATCAAGTCTCCGAATCTCCTTTCTTACTTGGGAGATTATTCTTGTTTGTGCCTTTACTGTTCTTATTGGATACACCGTGATTTCTCATCACTTCCATCCAGAGAATCAATTTAATCCTTCATCAGCATTGACTTGGGTGGCATCCATCTTTGCCGCAAATCGTGGATCAAAACTGATCCAGAAACCATTTGAGTCTGACTCCATTGATAATCAAGACGAATCAATAGAACCGACTCACCCAATTCAGACCAAGGATCTATGACAATCAGCGACATCATTAGTGCGGCTAAAACCAAATTCCCCGAAAGGTTTTGTTTTTGGTTGAACTTCATTTGCGAGGCTGAAGCCACAATTGGACAGGATGGAAATATCTTGAGGGAAGATGATCACGATGGGGCCGGGATCACATTCTGTGGATTGACCCAAAGGGATGATCAGCTTCCAGACAATCCGACTCCACAATGGGTTGCAGATAAGTATCATGATGGCTATTGGGCCGAATCTAGGGCCGATCTTCTTCCCAAAGGAGTAGGAGAAGAGGTTGCCAACATTGCCGTGAATGAGGGGCTAGGAACCGCTTTTAAGATCCTCCAACAATCAATCAATGCTTTGGGAGTTCACATCAATGTAGATGGCAAGATTGGTTCTCAAACTGAAGATGCGGCATTTAAGGAAGATGCTCACCAACTGGCACTCAAGATTGCTGAATACAATGATCAGCATTATAAAGATATTGCTGACAGAAGGCCCGACTTGCGTAATAATCTGCGAGGCTGGTTGAATCGTGACCAGTTAATGGTCAAAACCTTTGCATAATGAATTACCAGAACGGACAATCTTGTTGCAGTAACAACCCACTTGGCGGGAGCAGTAACTATTGTGGTTGTGGTCAACCGTATCCCATTGTGCCGGGATCTAACCCATCTCTCCAGACATGGAATGGTCAAGCGTTTGTTGTGGCAGATGGATCGGTTCAGCTTCCTATTTCGCTTCCGTATCTCCAGCAGACTACTCGCTCCAATATTCAATTTGTGGTTGGAGTAACCGCTACCGGCACTCTTTCTCTTGTGCCTGTATCCTCATTTAATTGATATGCCCTGCTTCAATACAGTACCAATTAGCATCATCCCTCCTACCGCCCAGGGACAGGGGCCGCTTGTATGGCAGAATGGTAGCCAGATCAACAGGCTTAATTCTCCGCTGAATCCATCATTGGTATTGTTTGATGGTAGCGTTACCCGATTTGGTGATGGGTCAGCGCAATCTCCTATTTACTTGCCAAACATTCAACAAGTATCTGGTTCTCCAACATTTATTTTAGGTGCAAATTCTTCTGGAAAATGGGGTTTTTATAATCAAACTGTTTCTGGATTGGGAACGCCAAATCAAATCCTTACTACTAATTCTAGTGGAACTGCAACTTTATGGCAAACAGGAGTAACAGGAGTTACAAATGGATCTACAAGCAATGGCACAAATACAGCAGTTGGTGGAACTGGATTGTATGGAGAGTTTATTACATCATCTGTTGCTCAAGCATCAGCAGTAACTTTAAGTGGAAATGCTCCAAAAACTGTAACTTCAATTACTCTTACTTCTGGAGATTGGGATGTTCGAGGACAAGTAGATTATGTTAATCCATCTACAACAGCAACTGCTCTGGTAACACTTATCCAACAAGGAATTAATGTTGGAACACCAAATGCTTTTGGAGGCCAAGATACTTACAGTATTTTGCAAATGTCTCAAATTACTTTAGGAGTACTTGGAGTTAGCACTCTTGGTATGCCAATTAGGATTCAAAGGGTAAATATTCCAGCATCTACTACAACTGTAGTTTATCTTATTGCCTCTTCTAATTTTTCTGGATCTTTATCTGCTTTTGGAACAATTGAAGCTCGTCGAGTTAGATAACAATCTATATTGCAAATTTCTCATAAACCAAATACAACTTATTGATCTATGTCTTGCGGAAACAACTACAACGGATGGGGTGGAGGATGCGGGTGTGCAAACACCGTTCAGTATGCTCCCCCGGCTTGCAATCCCAACTTCCCAACTTATTGCACCGCACTTAACGATGGGAATATTGTTCGTCTCGTTGGTGAGGATTCCGCTTTTTGCAAGTACACAGTTCCTACTTTTAAAGCAACGGATTCAAACACCCAAGCTCAAAGCATTCTAACCTACAATAAAGTTGGAAATGTTTCTTGGGGGGATGGTTCTTCAAACAAGCCAATTTATATTGCTCCTCCAGACAACACGGCAACGGGTCAAGCACTTCAATCTCCTACTTTTAGTGATGTTCCCTATGCTGGTGTTAGTTTGCAAGCAACAACTGGTGCTGGTCAATTGGTGGAATTTGCACCCGCATCAAGCCTTTCATCTAAATCCCAATTCCCGGTAGTTGCTCCAAATAAAAGCACGACTACTTGGGGAACCATTGACAACATTATCCCGAATGATGGTGTTGTTTATAGGTCTAGCGGAACGGTTGCAGAAGCATCACTTGGAACTAACGGTCAAGTTTTGACAATGGTTAGCGGGGTTCCCGCATTTTCTACCCCATTGGCTCCAGCATTTATTGATGCTCAATCAATTAAATTGGTTTACAATACTGTTAATAGTATTCTTGTTTCTTTTGGTGAATTGGTTCTGACTAATTTCTCCACGGGAGCGCAAATCTTCAAAGATGGAAGTGCTTCTACTTATACATTAACGATTAATACGGGCACGGGGCCGGGATCAATGGATATTGCAGGAACAACGGCAAGTAACTATTATTATGTTTATGCCATTTACAATTCCGCAACTTCTACATTCAGCGTTGTTGGATCAAGTCAAAGCACTTCGCCAAATACAACAAATCTTGGCGGGTATGGAACAACAAACCAAACGGGTTATTACAGGATGATTGGTGTTTTCTATAGCGGATACAACAATCAAATCTCTTCTTACTACATCCAAAACGGAAGGAATGTTTATTTTGGGTTGACTGATCAACCTCAAATTCTTCCTAGCACGGGAAGTACGCAGATTTATTTTGGTGGAGCAGTTACTGGATTGCCTGTTGCTTCTGTTGCCGACAAAGCAAATTTGCTTTTGTCTGCTACTGTTCAACCAGCAAGTCAATTTGTTTCTTGTGTTATATCTCAAGCATATTCAAATGGAACAACTCACTATTGGGTTCCATACAACTATGAAGTTTATGGATCATGTTCTATTGCTGGAATAGTTTCTCAAAGTTCTGTATATGCAAATTTTGATATGCCAATTGTTTCTGGTGCTGGATACAATATCAACCTTGCGGTTGCACAAACAGGAGCAACTAATCAAGGAATTTCATTAACTGTTGCTGGTTGCACTTTAAGAGCATTCTAATTCATGGCACAGGATGGAAGAGTTTACGATGGCTCTACTGTAACGATTGGAATGGATGCGGAAACGCATCCTTCAATCTTGCCAGCAGAATATGTCTCGTCTTGCGTAAACAGATCCTTTCGCCAAGGCATTAATTCTACTCGTCCTCCGTTTACGGAGATTCCAATTACGCCAGCATATGGGCAAGACCCATCAATACTTTCTGATTTCCAAACTGGAAACTTCCAGGGAGCCTGGCCCTACAAAGCAATAAAGACAGGATCAGCGGATGGGTTTGTTGTATCGGTTGCTGGAACTATTTATTTCCTTTCCATTGTCAACAATATTGGAACGCTTTACAAATTGATTGGCGGCAATGATCCGACCATGATGCACACTTGGTTTGTTCAAGCGGAAGATTGGATGTACATTCAAAATGGATACCAAGATCCTATTGCATGGTCTGGAGATATTTCTGGAACACCAACCAACCTTCAAGCACAAGGGGATGGATTAACAACGATTGCATTGACTTGGACTGACAATGCACCGGGAGCAAAAACCAATCAAATACAATGCCAATACAACGGTAGCGTATTTTTTGATGTGGCATCCGTACCATACAATCAAACCCGTTATAATTTCAGCGCATCTTCATCCACTCAATCATACGCATTCCAAGTCCGTAGCGTATATCCAGATGGATCGTTTACTCCTTGGTCAAACATTGCTAATACTTCAGCGGCAACCGAAACCATTACAGCGGAACAAAATAACACGGTATACAGGCTCAATCCCGTGAAGCAACAGATGCCGATTGGTACAATCATGGCATATGCATATGGTCGAGTAGCTGTAAGTGATGCTAACAACAACATTTATGTTTCCGACATCATTTACGGAAACGGATTTACAACCACATCCAATACCCAAAACTTCACAGAACAAACCTATTGGGCCGAGGGAGGATCATTTACTCCTCCTGCCAACCTTGGATTGATTACCGGGATGAGGGTGATGCCTTCACTCAATATCAATGTGCGTGGACAGGGTGAACTTGTGGTCTTTTGTGAGAATGGATCATTCACGCTTGATCTCTCCCAAGACAGGACAACTTGGCAAGCGAACAATATCCAAAAAGTATCCCTAATCGGAAGAGGTTGCCGGTCACCCTGGAGTATTTGTGGAGTAAACAACGATGTCTATTTCCGTTCTGATGATGGATGGGCTTTTTATAACAATGCTCAAGTAGATTTCTATGAGGCTTTGTCATTCCGTAAAATCTCCCGTGAGGTTCAGCCTTGGGTTAATTATGATACCCCTTGGATGAGGCAATTTGAGTCAGCAATGTTCTTTGACAATAGGCTGATTGCTACGGTTTCCCCATTCACGGTTGCCAACGCTAATCCAAATTACGGGCTTCATCGTCCTAGCAGGGCAATGATTGTTCTGGATGTGGAGCAAGAAAGCAGGATCTCGCCAGATGCTTCCATGCCTACTCGCTGGAATGGTCTTTGGGAGGGGCCGCAACCCACACAGCTTGCTACTGCTCAAATCAATGGGGTACAGCGTGGATTTGCTTTCTCGTTTGATGCTGATGGCGTGAACAGGATTTACGAGCTTGCCAATAGCAGTTCACTCCTCACAGGAGTTGATGATTACTCTGTCCAATATGGTAGCGTTCCAATTGGATCATATTTTATTACCAAGCGTTTTGACTTTGTTCCAAACCCCGGAGCATCAAAGTTTGTTCGCAAACAACTTGCTGGTGGAGAAGTCTGGATTTCAAACTTAAAGGAAGCGGTTACTGTCTCTTGCGAGTATAGGCCAGATTCTTATCCTTGCTTCACCACGCTTTCTAAACCAATCACGGTTGGATTGGATGAATGTACACCCGTGACATATGGATGCGTTCCTGCTGTATCACAGCCCCGCTATCAGCAACTTAAATTCCCTTCTCCAGACATCAATGAGTGTGAAACTTTTGCACAGAACTCAAATCAAGAAGGAGCAGAGTTTCAATTGAAGATTGATATTCAAGGTTCGTGCATTGTCGATAGGGTAAGGCTTTCTGGCATATTCAATGACTCTCTGGATCTTCCACAGGGAGATTGCCCGGATACTTTCTATAATGATCCAACTCCAATCCAATGTTCCTGCCAACCCGATCTTGATTACTATCGAATTGTTCCGTTGCCTACAGCAATTTATTCTGTTGCTGGTTAAAAGTATTGCTTCAAATCAAAAACAACTCTATAACTTAACCAATTATGCAGAATCAGAGTTCACCAGCCCAACTATTGTTTCCAGTAGTGCCAGCTAACTATTGTCCAGAGGGCAAGTGGAGTGACATTCTGAACAGCTTTATTCAGCTTTATCTGAACAATGGTACTGTAAATATCCCGGGTCTTGGTCTGGTTACGCCTCAACAGATCCAGACGATCAACCAGAATATCCAGAATCTCCAGAACGAATACAATGCCTTGGCGGTAAATGTCCAGAGTGGAACAATTTTATCTCCCACGGCTGGCTTAAATATTGTGACTTTTGGAACGGCAATGCCAAATACAAATTACATTATTACAGCTTATTTTGTGAGCGCATCAGGAACTACAACGCCTCCCGCTAATTCATGGTCTATTATTGATGGTAGCCAAACAACTAATGGCTTCCAAATTGTTCTTCCGACCGTTACATATTACACAAAAGTAAACTGGTCTGTTCAATCTATAGTATCATCTTAACCTCAACATAACCCCAAACTAAACAACCCATATGGCAAAGGACATCAATAGGGCAACACAGCCCAAGCTCCAATCCGAAGGCTTTTCCACCCGTGGAACCGTCAAGGAAAACATGAGCAACAATCCTCGCGGTACGGAGTTCAGCGGCATTTTCTATGCTGGCAAGCTCCAACCCGAACCGACCAGCCCCGGTCGTGGATCTTCCAAGAAATAATATGGCATCTCACGGCGTTCAATACACGGTTGATAAGACCGAGCGTGGGATTGTCTCTGATCATGCAATGCCTCAACCGATGCAAAGCGTTCAGATCAAGGGAGACATTCCTACGATTCGTGCTTACAAGGATGCCCGTACCGCCCGTATCAAAGCCATTGGTGAAGCCAACCAGAGAGTTTACTCTGTAGGTGGCCCCGCCAATGAGACTTCTATGGGCAAGGGATCTCCTTTCCATAGCGATTTCCTCTAGCATATGGCTCTCCCAAAGCTCCCAAAACTTGGGGCTATGAGGGCCAAAATGCTCAAGGCTAAAACATCCCCCTCTATCAAGTTGGGGATGCTAAATGCACAGAACGGCCCCAAGCGTCCAATGACCCGCAATCTCAAGGGTCATCCGATTACCCGTGGCGAAATGATCTAATCTTATGGCATCTGCATCTGGAATCTATTGCTGGAAACACATTGAAAGCGGAAAGCGATATATTGGACAGGCTAAAAATGTCATTAAGAGAATGTCATCTCACAGAACAAGATTGCGTGGAAATTATCACGACAATAAACATTTTCAAAATTCATGGAACAAATATGGAGAAAATGCTTTTGATTTTTGTATAATTGAGCATTGTCCAGAAGAAATGCTTGGATGGAAAGAAGCAGAATGGATTAAACAATACAAATCTTCTGATTTTAATTTTGGTTTTAATTTAACTACTGGAGGGGAAGAACCTAAACATTCTGAAGAAACCAAAAAAGTAATTTCTATTTGTAGTACTGGTAGAAAACATTCAGAAGATGCTTGTAAAAAAATATCTAATGCTAGGAAAGGAATGATGTTTGAAAAAGAGCATATAAAAAATCTATCTGAATCAGCAAAGCAAAAATGGAAACGAATTGATTACCGAATCAAAAATTTGGTTACTCTTGCTGAAACAAGGAAGAAAAGGTATATACTAGAAAAATTTTACTGCGCCTAGTTTTATGCTTTATTCTGTACAAGACATGCTTCAAATACTGCGACCGTATTGCGGTAACAGTGGTACTTGCAATCAAGTATTACAGCTTCAGTATCTTAATAAAGGAAGAAGTCTTCTTTGGAATAAAGTCGATATAGATAGCACTTGCGAGTATGTCTGCATCAAGTGCGTCAACAATGTTCTGACTCTTCCTAGCCTGTACAAGCAAGTAAGGTTGGCATGGATTGATGGAGTTCCTGTATCTCTTGGGAACGAATGGTATCAGAGCATTCCCCAAGACTCATGGGGTGATGCCGCAAGCGGTGGATATGGAAATGGTTGGGGACAGGGATATGCTTGGAACGGAGGAAACAAGAAGTTCATTGAGATTGGTGGAAAGCACATCACCTTCCAGAACTACGATTACGCACCCTATCAACTCGCCATAGAAGCCGAGTCTCCTACTGATGCGGGGGCGCAACTCACCTTTTTTGGCGAAGATGCATACGGAACGAGGATCAGCGAGACGATCACACTTGGCGTTGCTCCCGCATATACTTACTCGACCAACTTTTTCAAGACTGTTTTCCAAGTCACCAAGACCCAAACTACTGGCAGGGTAAGGTTGTATTCTTGGAATCCCGACAACAATGCTTTGATGTTGTTGTCCATTTATCAACCACAGGATGTCAACCCATCCTTTAGGAAGTATGCCATCCAGGGCAGAGTAAGGGATTCGGTGATCCTGTACTGCAAGAAGAATTACCAAGACTTGTTCAATCTGACTGACCAAGTGGAGTTTACGCCAGAGGCAATGATCTCTGCTGTGATGGCGGTTGTCTATCGTGAGAACAAAGGTAGTGACCAGCTTTATGCTATCTCTCTCCAGAATGCAATATTTGAAGTCAACAGGGAAACCGCTGATAGGGAAGAACCTACTGGTAGTACGATTCGCCAGTTCTCAAACAACATGATGCTCAATGCTCTGATCCCGACATATGTGTGGGATGATGGGGCTACATGGCCCTATTGATATGAAAGAGTTATCACAAGTTTCTTCAATGGACAAATTGGAGCTAGAAGTTGGCAATGCACCTCAAGTTGAATGTCCTTTGGAGCATTTTTTTACTCCAGAAATCTATACCAGAAAGATATTTATGCCAGCTGGCACAATTGTGGTTTCGCTTAAAC